CACAGACAAAGCAAATTAAAGCTGCGGCTGTCTTGAACAATGCTTTTACTGCAGGAGCTACTGCAGGTGGCGATGGAGTTGCTTTATTAAGTGCATCTCATCCAACAATCAGTGGAAATCAAAGTAACTTGTTAAGTGTAGCGTCAGACTTAAACGAGACTTCACTAGAGCAGGCTTTGATAGACATCGCTGGTTTTCAAGATGAAAGAGGCTTAAAAATTGCTGTTAGAGGTACTAAGTTGATAATTCCAAAAGAATTACAATTTATTGCTGAAAGAGTTTTAAACAGTAATTTAAGAGTTGGAACTGCTGATAATGATCCAAACGCTATTAAGAACATGGGAATGTTACCAGAAGGTGCATCCGTAAACCATTTCTTAACAGATACAGATGCTTTCTTTATCAAAACAGACGCTCCAAACGGTTTAAAACATTTTAATCGTGCGGCTATTAAAACAGCTATGGAAGGTGACTTTGACACTGGAAATATGAGGTTTAAGGCCAGAGAAAGATACAGCTTCGGTTTTTCCGACTGGAGATGTTTATTCGGAACACCTGGTGCGGCATAGCCTCCAAGCAATTTATTGCACCAGTTTTGAGGGCGGCACTTGCCGCCCTTATTTTTTTGTGTATAATAGAACTAACCTGACAGTTGCATAATGCATCTGACTATAGCCCATACAGGAGATTGACATGGCTAATACAACCTTTAAAGGAACCGTCCGAGCGGAAGGCGGTCTTCAACAAATAACAACAAATACTTCAACAGGCGCTGAAACAACTAATACAAGCATTGATTCTAGTGGTAATACCTCTGTAGGTGGAACTCTAGGTGTAACAGGTGCAACTACTTTATCAAGCACAGTAGGAGTAGCGGGCGCTTTAACAAGATTAACACCAGAAAACATTATAGATTGGGATTACATTTCATGCCCAACTCCTATTGTTTCAAATCTTACAGGAGCAGGTGGAGCTGACGGAGTAATGGCAGACGGTGAATTATTCAGTATGCTTTTCCCTGGGAAAAATGGCCAAGTAACGCCTGTTCAAGGAAGTATAATTGGAGCGCACACAGTTGCTGCAGGTGGCTTTATGGTAGAAGGCACAATTCCAACGACAGATACAAATGGCACCTCCGCAGGTTTAAACCTTCAAGGTGATGCTGCAACAGGCGATAACACAGGTATGGAACTTGTATTTGGTGGAACACAGCATGGTGGAAACGCTTCATGTACTATTGGTACACATGGATTGGTTTTTGATGCAACATTTAACAGTGTTGACTTTACGGACCAAGATTGTGTTGCAATCGGGTTTAGAAAAGCAGAAGAGTTTCAAACAGGACATCAGCCTATCATAGCAGCGGCATCAGGTGATGCTGTTTATACAGATTATGTAGCTTTTGGCGTATTGTCACCAGATGATGTTCAAATATCAACTAGACTTAATGATGGCACAACAGCACATGTAGACTCAACTCAAGCAACCGCAGCGAGTGGTAATCATAGATTTCAAGTTACGGTAAGTTCTGCGGGTGTTGTAACATTTGCTCATATTGGTGCGGCTGCTATGAGTGCAGGTACTTTAGCAGCACCAAGCACAACAAAAGCATTTACTTTTGACAGTGGCGATGTGGTAGTTCCTTATTTAAGTATTTTAAGTACAAATGCAGATTCTGCGATACATTTAAAAGCTGTTAAGATAACTCGTACACCTGGAATTAGTTACACTGACTAAGAACTTTAGTGGGGGTTAATTACCCCCACCTTTTTATAAGGAGATAAATATGGCAGGAGCTATTTCAGATGTAAAAGCAGTCTTTATAAGTGATGAGGTTGCCGCAGATGATAATTTTATAGTTACCGCAGCAAGACCTAATACGACAGCAACATTAGCAAATGCATCTTTTGCTTCTGGTGGTGCTAGGGTTTTATCAGTAACAACCGCTGGAACAAGCGATAATGGAAAAACAAACACTATTGTTGGCACAGATGTTTTTGATCAAGTTCTAACAGAAGTAATAACCTCTACTGGTTCAGCTGAAGCTGTTAGTGGTGCCTCATTATTTAAGACAATTACTTCCATTACAAGTTCTGCTCAATTTGCAGGTAATATAGTAGTTGGTTCTATTGGGAATGTAGCGGCACAAGCAGTTGGAGGTGGTGGCAGAGTTCGATTAAAAGGATTTTCAATCGTATCTGGCGGAACAGCAGGTGTTATTGAATTTATTGATGGTACTCCAGAATCAGGCACAGTATTGTTTAAATCAAGAACAATAGGTACGGATAATACGACAGTTGATAGAACAATACCTCAAAATGGTGTTTTATTTGAGAATGGTCTTAGTATTAGATACAATGTCGGTACAATAGATATGATGACATTTTTCTTCGCATAGGAGTAGAAATGTCTGAAAAAGGAACTATGAAGGGTCACACGATAAAAGGAGGTCATAAAAGATCTACTAAATCGGGTGCAGGTATGACTAAAAAAGGTGTTGCCAAGTATAGAAGAGATAACCCTGGAAGTAAGCTAAAAACAGCTGTAACAGGGAAAGTAAAAAAAGGAAGCGCAGCGGCTAAGAGAAGAAAATCATATTGTGCTAGAAGTGCAGGACAAATGAAGAAATTCCCTAAAGCAGCTAAAGATCCAAATAGTCGTTTACGACAAGCTAGAAGAAGGTGGAAGTGTTAAGATGGCCACAATAAAAGAAAAAGACTTTTTGCATTCTTTAGATAAAAGAACCGCTATTTTGGAAGAAATCTTGATTAGATTAGAAACAAATCATTTAGCACACATGCAAAAAGACATTGATAAATTAGACTTTAAAATATGGGGTATTATTGGGGGTATTGCAATTCAGCTGGCCGCCACTATAATAGCTTTAATCGCTTTATACGGAGGGTAACATGGGCGCTGGACTATATGCTAATATTCACGCAAAGAAAAAAAGAATCGCTGCGGGATCAAAAGAAAAAATGAGAAAACCGGGATCTAAGGGAGCTCCTACTGCTGCTAATTTTAAAAGAGCGGCTAAAACTGCGAAGAAACCAAAAAAGGTGTAATAAATGACCACATCTAATTCTACAGATTTTGAGCTAGACACTGCTGAATACGTTGAAGAGGCTTTTGAAAGGTGTGGATTAGAAGTTCGCACAGGTTATGATTTAACTACCGCTCGTAGATCTTTAAACTTAATGTTTGCGGAATGGGCTAACAGAGGTTTAAATCAATGGACTATTGCTCAAAGAAGTCAAGCTTTAACCGCCGATGATAGAGAGTATTCTTTAGGGTCAGATGTAATTGATGTTTTAAATGTTGTTGTAAGACGATCTGGAACAGACTTTTCTTTAACAAGAATAAGTCGATCAGATGATTTAGCTATACCTACTAAAACTACAACGGGCAGACCTACTCAATTTTTTCTAGACAGACAAGTGACCCCTAACTTAAAAATTTGGCCTACTCCTGAAAACAGCACGGATGTTTTGCATTATGACGCTTTAACCAGAATAGACGATGCGGATTCTTCTGTGAACACTGTAGCGGTTCCTTTTAGGTTTTATCCTTGCCTAGCCGCAGGATTAGCTTATTATATTTCTTTGAAAAGAGCACCTCAAAGAACTCAGATGTTGAAAGCAATATATGAAGAGGAGTTTGAAAGAGCCATAGGAGAGGATCGAGATAGATCTAGCTTTAGTGTAACACCTCAATATACATATCTTAGGTCTAATTAATGAGTAAATTTGCAAAAGGAAAACATGCTTATGCTATATCAGATAGATCTGGTATGAGATACAAGTATGGAGATATGAAAAAAGAATGGAATGGTGCCTTTGTTGGTCGAGATGAATTTGAAGCAAAACACCCTCAGTTGGGTCCTTTTAAGTCTGGAGCAGACCCGCAAGCTTTAAAAGATGCAAGACCCAGCCGGGTTGAAAATGCTGTAGAGGTTATTTTAAGATTAAATCCGTTTACATCTAGCTCGGCTAGTTCAGGTGTTATTTCAGTGCATGAAGTAGGGCATGGAAGGTCTTCTAGCGATACCGTGAGGTTTAGAACAGTAGCAGGATTTGATGGGTTTACCAAAGCCGTTATAGAACAATCTGTGGGTTACAGTATAACCGTAGTTGATTTAGATACATATACATTTACAGCTAATGTACAAACAGCTACGATAGGGGGTGTTATTGGTGGAGGCGGTCGTGCAACGGCAGGCCCCGTAACGGTGAGCGCATAATAGTGAGTATAACATAATGGCATGGACATTAACTACGTTAACCCAATCAATCCAAGATTGGACAGACAACGCTGAAACAACTTTTGTTGCAGAGATACCTTTTTTTATAACCAATGCAGAGGAACGGATTTTTAAATCAGTAGATTTAGAATATTTCCGCAAAAATGTGTCTGGAACATTTACTAGTGGTAACAAGTTTTTAGCTGTACCTAGCGATTATCTTTCTTCTTTTTCTTTAGCTTTTGTTGACTCAAGTGGAAACACTAACTTTCTCCTACAAAAAGATGTCAGCTTTATACAACAATACACTCCGGGAGGAAACTCTACAACAGGCAACCCAAAATACTACGCTCCTTTTGATGTTGAGACTTTTATTGTTTCTCCAACCCCTAACGCGTCTTATACCGCAGAATTACATTATTTCTATAGACCAGCATCGATAACAACGGATGATAGCGGAACAACTTGGATAGGCACAAATGCATCAGATGCTTTGTTATATGGTTCTTTAGTTGAAGCTTATACTTTTATGAAGGGTGAAGCGGATGTAATAAAAATGTACTCTGATAGGTACATGGAGGCGCTTTCTAGATTAAAGAACTATGCAGAAGGTATAGAAGATATAGACGCTTTTAGAGCAGGAAAATTAATAAGCCCAAGAACATGAGTGATTTAAAAAACAAAACAATAGCGATTGTTGGTTTAGGCAATACTTTTTCAGACTATATTTTCGCTAAAACAAGAAGTGAAGCTTTTGATGAAGTATGGGCAATAAACGCCATGTCTTCTGTTATTTTCCATGATCGTGTGTTTATGCTTGATCCAGCATCTCGTTTTTTAGATGGAGAAATGGCTGGAAAACAGACAAATTCAATGAAAAATAGACTATTAAAAAAGTTAGATATTCCTATTTATTCTTGTTGTTTAGATAAAAGATGTCCAGATGTAATAGAATATCCTTTACAAGAAGTGTTAGAAAAAACAAAATATGCTTATTTAAATAACACTGTTCCTTATGCTATAGCCTTTGCTATAGCTAAAGAAGTAGGAAAAATATGTTTATATGGTATAGATTTTAGCTATAAAAATATACCGCATATGGCAGAAGCAGGTAGAGCTTGTACGGAGTTTTGGTTGGCTATTGCTACTACAAAAGGAATAAAAATAGAAATAGCGAACAATTCTACTCTTTTAGATACTAATGTTCCAGATGAAGAAAAATTGTATGGATATCATAGATTAGAAGATCCTATTGTTTCTACAGTACATGAAGGAAATATGTTAATTACAAGAAAATCAAAGTTAGAACCACCAGAGCCTTTGGATGCAATTCCAAGAATATATGGTAGAGAGGAAGATACAAGATAATGATTAGTTTCAATACAAAAATAGAAGTAGCTCCAGTCAGTGTAATGACTTCAAATAATGGAGGTCTTTCCGATGAGCAGATTGCACAAATGGCGGTTGACAAAATAGTAGCGGTTTCTGATAATGCTCCTGACGTTATAAGAGATCAAGCTCATGTATTTAAAGAAAATGTTAAAAAACTTTTGTTTCATTATCTAATCTTGGCAAGGCAAGAGGAACGTGCTACAATAGTTCATACTATAAGAAATTCAGGCCAGAAAGAATTGGCAGACTATATAAGGAGATTATAAAATGGCGATAGCACCAGCATTATGTACCACATTTAAAAAAGAATTAATGACTGCTACACATAATTTTGCAACTAATGGTAATACTTTTAGGTTAGCACTATATGCAGAAAGTAGTGGTGGTAAATCAAATACTACTGCAACATTAGGAGCCGCAACAACGGCATACACCACAACTGGAGAAGTTGATAACAGTGGTAGTTATGCAGCAGGTGGTGGAGAACTAACTAAAGTAGCTCCAACTAATTCTGGAACAACTGGAATTACAGATTTTGCAGATATAAGTTTTACAACAGCTTCAATTACTGCAATGGGAGCATTAATATATAATGACACAGCTTCTAATAATGCTGCTGTTTGTGTTTTAGATTTTACAAGTAATAAAACATCAACATCTGGAACATTTACAGTTCAGTTTCCAACTGCTGATGCAAATAACGCTATTATAAGAATTGCGTAGCCGAACAACTGTGAGGTAATATATGGCTAATGATACATTAACTGGTTGGGGTAGAGGCACTTGGACTCAAGGATCATGGAACAGGGCTATTCCTGTTGCTGTTACTCAATCAGCCTTAACCAGTGCTATTGGTTCAGAAAGTGTAACAGCAAGTAGTCTTGTAGCTGTTACACAAGGAGCTATGACAAGTGCTATTGGTTCAGAAAGTGTTACTGCAAGTGGTTTAGTAGCTGTTACACAAGGAGCTATGACAAGTGCTATTGGTTCAGAAAGTGTTACTGCAAGTGGTTTAGTTGCTGTTACTCAAGGGGCTATGACAAGTGCTATTGGTTCAGAAAGTGTTGTCGGTTCTTCTTTATTAACATTAAGTACAAATTTAGGTACAGGTTCAGTAGGCACAGTTCAGGCACCTACGTTTTCCATAGGGGT